TGTGAGTTCCGTTAAGACTTGAGATGCATCGCCTTTCAGCAATGTAATGTTATCGGCATAATCGGATTGGTTAATATAATATTTCGCCATTTCATAGCGCACATCATCCAATTCAATGGAGGTAATATGCCCTTCCTCTTCGTCGAGTAATGGTGCCATCAACAAAGCGGAGTAACCAATGGCTGTGCCCACCTCTAACACAGAGGTGGGCCGGTATAAACCTATTAATTCTTCAAATAGATGAACCTCAGATTCTCGTAAAATCGGCACATCATTAATCATCGCGTAAATACGCTGTTCATTTAAAATATCATTTAATGTCATGAAAGTAGATTAAATCTCCTACATTATCTATTGTTAGTACCACTAGGAACTACCAACGTAGAGCGTTCAGCAGGATTTGCAGGTTCTACCTGAATTTGTGGTACTTGTTGTGCATTAGGAATCACATTTTGCATCGATTCAGGTACAGGTGTCGTCGTTGGTACATACGTATTGGTATTTGTATTATTTCCATAGGATGGAGCAGCCGGCGTGACTTGCGTCGATGATTGATTTTGTGTTGAACCTGGTACAGGATCTGGAATCTCAGCTGCTGGAACTGTAGTCGGTGTGTATTTATAACTAGGTTCTACGTCAACATATTGAGAATCTGCTTCCACCGCTTCTGCAGAACTATAATTATAATTAGGCTCTGTAGTCGCTACTGCTACGTCATAGTTAGGGCCAGCTTGTGCAGCTACTTCAGTATTAGCAGAAGAATTTTTTACTGTGTCAGCACCATAAATTTTATTAACCGCTGCTAAATGTTCTTCGTAAGATTTAGAGAAGTGATTATGCCCCTCTTTATCTGCTACGAAGTATAAATAATCTGTATTTTCAGAATGTAAAACTGCATCTAAAGCTTTTTTACCAGGATTTGCAATTGGACCTGGTGGTAAACCTTTAGATACATATGTATTATATGGGCTTTGCAATTGTGTATCCCCAATCGTTACATTTTCCTTTGCATAACCAAGTACATAGGAAATAGTCGCATCAGATTGCAATGGAATACCATGAGCTAGACGCTTTTTGAATACCCCTGCAATAGTTGGCCGATCTGCATCAAATAAAGACTCTCGTTCAACAATAGACGCTAAGGTTACAAAATCATGAATACTCATATGTTGAGCTTGAATTTGTTTCTTCACAGCTGGTGTAAGGTAACGATTCATTTCGTCAGCCATCATTTGAATAACATCACGAGGCGTAGCACCTACGGGGATTTCATACGTACTTGGGAACAAGAAGCCTTCTACAGGATATGTAGCAGGTTTTGTGCCTTTCATATAAGGGTATGGTACATAGGTCTTAGCTTCAGCCAAGAAGTCTTTCGCTTTCATTATTTGATTCTTTTCAAGAACGATAGCAATATCGCCAACTGTATATCCTTCTGGAATTGTAATACGAATAGATTCTACATGACCTTCTTGCAATAATGAAATGAGTTCGCGCACAGTTACCTTATTAGGTATTTGATAATGACCAGTTTGAAGCTTATCATTGGTGCCACTCAAATATAACCAGAGCTTAAAACCTTGAGTTGAGCGAATAAGCCCCCTTTCAAAAAGCATATCTGCAATTTCAGTACCCGTTTGCCCTTTTTCAATAACGACTACTTGTGTTCCATCATCTTGAGCAAAGGTATTCGGTACAAAGTACAATGCACCAAGACCTCCACCAATAATTAATATACCTACAATAACTAGGATCAAAATATATCTTAAGGCTTTTCTCACGTTGTTGAGTTCCTTTCTGTAACATAACAGTATATCAATTCATTATACCATAAACTCTATATTTCCCCTATATAAAAGGGCAGTGATTCGGCTTATTCCATTTTATGCGATATATTAATTTTATGTATTTCTTATGCCATTAACAGGAATGGAGTTGCTTCTTTGTACAACAACGATAATGTATAACAAAATCAGAACCACCCGTAAAACGGGTGGTTTGCTCACGGGCTATAAGCCCGTAGTACTAGACCAGCGTCTAAAGGCGCTGGCTTTCACTACGTTCAAGCCGCATAGCCATTGACTCGTAACCTTCCCCTCAAAGGGGATATGTATTACTTGCTACCCTTAAAAGGGTCCTCATATTCTTTTACACTCAACTTATCCTTCATTTGGTCTTGTAACTCTTGCTCACATATATATTTTCTTACTGTTGCCTCATTCAGACCTACTGTACTAACATAATATCCCTCAGACCAAAAGTGTCTATTTCCAAATTTATACTTTAAGTTTGCGTGTTTATCGAACATCATAAGTGCACTTTTACCTTTTAAATATCCCATAAAAGATGAAACTGCTATTTTAGGAGGGATTAATACTAACATATGCACATGATCTGCCATGAACTCCCCCTCTATAATCTTGACGCCCTTATATTCACATAAACGCCTCAGTATTTCACGTAAACTATTTCTATATTGATTATATATCTTTACGTCTATACTTAGGTGTAAATACTATGTGGTATTTGCATAACCATTTTGTGTGCGCAAGACTCTGTGTCTTTGTTGCCATATAAAATCACCTTTCTTTTGCATATAATGCGGCTTGAACACCTACATTATACTTAAGCAAGGTGATTTTTTGTATAACTTTCGTTGCCGCACCCGCATAGCGGGTGGTTTTATGATTCGCGACTATGTCGCGAACCAGTCTAAAGACAATAATAAAATAAGCCACCGCATCATGTGCAGTGGCTATTATAGCCCTCATATAAAAGGGGACAAATATTTATCATTTAAAGGGGGGCAAAAAAGGGGCAAATTATCGTTACAATGGATTACGATTTGTTATTGTTCCTTTTCTAAATTGTTATATAATTACTGCTTGCGTTATAGTTTGTTATAATGCGTTACAATCTGTTAAACAGTAAATTGAAATGGTGCGGTTGGCGGGACTTGAACCCGCACGAGCGTTAGCTCACCACCCCCTCAAGATGGCGTGGCATTTAAAGTTCACACACAAAACTTATAAATACAGCAATTATCTAGCTCGATTACTAGCGTATCTATTTATATTTCACTATATTTTTATATAATATGATGTCAAAATGATGTCATATATACATTTATATTTCTCGGATAGAATAGTGGAGTCCAAAGAATTTGATAAGCTTCAAAACATTAGATCTACAATATCTCCTTGGGGCAGGAATCAGTAACGATTTATCGCTATTAATGTATACCGCCTTTACATTTTCTTTCCAAACAAATTCAGGGAAATGCTCAGCTAATCCCAAAACTTCCCAAGCCTCTCTGTCAACAGCAAGTATCCCTTGACCTAATTCCCTTTGCATGGAACATATTACGTCCCACGCTTCAGCATAGTTCGACACGGGCACTGGGTCCCTCATAAAATGTGGATTACAATTAAGAATTTTCAGCATTACTCCCACCTCCTATTATTACCCTAATTACACCATATTTTTAGATTGTATGCAATAAATTAAATATAAAAAAAAGACCTTACCAAGTTATATCCTGGTAAGGTCTTTTATATAGTCAATCCATGAGTCCACCTGCTCATACTCAGGAGATGTATGGATCACCTCTCAGTCATCGACGAATTGCACCTGCCAATCCAAATACACCGCTTACCACGGCCCATGTGTCACGTTGCCGTTTAAGGCGCTGTTCGGTTCGTTTGTTGCGTTTGATTTGTTCTGTCAATTCTTCTAATGAGGTCGAGGCTTCGTTCAATTTCGCTTCTTGCGTTGTCAAGAGATTGGAGGCTTTCGTTAATTCTTGCCCCTGTTTCTCGTTGATTGCTTTGAGCGCGTTCAATTCCTTCGTCCGTTCTTCGTTGATAATCTTCAATTCTGTTAATGCTGTTCCCTGCGTCGCGGTTAAGCTGTTGGCTTGCTGCAATGCTTTCTCGGAGTTGTTGATTGAGCTTTCTGCTTTCATCAAGCGCCCTTTGAGTTCGTTCCAACTGCTCACGGGTACGCTGATAGTCGGCTCTTGTGTCGAGGTACCCTCCGATGAGGCTGCATGCGAAATAGATGGAAATAATGCTAAGCACACCACAAATAACACGCTTAAGAGTAAACGCAGATATAACTTTGTTCTTGATAGTTTCATACATGGTAACTCCTTCCTAAATTGTACTACCCCACTGAGCACCCCACCATCGAGCGGTGCCACGTAACCAGTCACCACCACTCCATCGTTCGTCGCCCTCATGGCACACCAAGAGGTCCCATCGGTCAACGTTGGAGTCTGGGCCGTACGTATTATTTGGATAGCCCGTCGGATCTAAATAATAGAGGTCCAATCCGTCCCGATTATCTGCTGCTTCGGCGTGCGTCATCTGATGTTGTAGGTCAAGTGGCACACCTGCATTAATAGTAAGCACCGCCATAATTTGTGTCATAGTGGCCAACTGTTCTTTTGTTGGTGGTTCACTACCTAGGTTATTTTCACTGACTGCATCCCAACACGCTTCAATGGCAATGCCTACAGCGTTACTATTGCGCATATAGGTGTGTTCCTTATAATAGGTTAAGGTCTCTATATCGGTCCACATTGTACCTGCTCGGTCGATGTTGATATGGTAATCTGTGAAGTGCTTACCACCTTTTACCCCTGTCCAATGATAGTACGCCTTTTCAATTTGGCCATAGGCATCTAGCGCTAGGTCTTTTAACTCGTCCATTGTAATTTGTCTAAACATTTATTTCCCCCTCTCGTCATGGTTAATATCATCCTCTAATTGTTGTATACCAGGTCTGTTCATAGGCAATGTATTTGGTTCCTCAAGCTTATCTGGAATCCCGTTATGGTTCTTATCGATGAACATGCCACACAATCCAACAATGGTCATAAGCACTGATGGTACGAATATATGGTCAATTATAAGAATACCCTTATCGATAAGCTGATTCGCTTCAGGGGATACATACCCCTTAATCGTCGATAGCACATACTGGGCAACGACTAATATCATCGGTACTAGCATGACGAGGACCAATGCCCTCGTTGCTAATACACCTGTTGGCCGTATGCCAGCTATTCGAATGGACTTATATGACTGCTTAATGCGGTTAATAATCGCTAGCTTATCCATTACCCCTCCATGCCTTTATGATTTCAATCGTATATTGAAATATTTTTCCTATATCAATTAGGTCATCTTCAACCATTTCACGTAGGTTTTCAATAATAGACCAACACTCAGCGAAGAATGGTATCAGCATAAATGCATAAGAGAATATATGGTCTAAGAATAGATTGGTGTTTGGTATTGGGATATCAGGTAATGAAATAAATACAATGGATAGTATCATCCATGCCGGATATTGTATGCATAGTTTCTTTAACAGATCACCTCTAAGGCGCTCACTCATTAAATATCTACGCCGTTCACCGGTAGTTTCATCGATATACCTACCTTTTCCCCATCCATACCAGGTCAATGTTGTTAGTAGTGTAATAGGATTATTAGGCCTGTGATTATCTTTGTTATACCGCAACACTTCTGCAGCAATCCGCTGTATTGTGTCCACAAATAACAATGTAGTGGTTAAAATAATCACTACCCCCATACTGACTATATGTTCATGCGATATACCACTGATGAGCATGATTAAAATATCATTAAGAATATCCATTCACTCCCCCATGCCCTTATGATTCTTCATCTAAAGCCATTAAATCATTGTGCACGCATCCTTCTGTTGGACATGTACCGTCATCGTTGAGTACTTCCCAGCAGTACTCACAGAATTCCATAACAGGAACTTTGCTATCACCGATATATTTAGGCATATTATTGCACCTCCTTAATTCGTGCGACCATTTCGTTATTCAACTTGATATATTGAGTGCTAATTGCATTAGTAGGTTTTCCCATAAGTAGCAATCTACGTTGCGCTTCTTCTAGCGTTTTGAAGCGGGGTTCATATTCAGCTTTTATAGCGTTAATCTTATCTTCCTTTGTAGGAACATACGGATCAGGCTCAATAAATTTTCCGTTTACATACAATTTACCGCTCATAAATTCATCTAGCATACTGTCACCATCTGCAGAATACACATATTGTGCATTTGGATAATCGTGTTCAGCTTGCGCCATAATATCATCACGGCTCAACGTGTTATCACACAGGGATGTAATACGCTCCCCTTTGTCATTTAAAATAAATACATATTGATTCATAGTAGCATCCTTTCGGAGGTGAAATTATGCGCCGTTACGCCGTTATACTAAAACGTAGACAACGCAATACCATTACATTAAGGCAACTATTTAACGAGTGGTTGCCTATTCACTCACAAGCTATTACTAAGAGTGTCGTTAAGTCTTACCATATTGCTTTTAAACACATATCCAACATAGCGGATATGCCTATCACGGATATTCATTTTCAGCACCTTCAAAATGTGATTAATTCCATGCACGTAAAAGGACTTTCTTACTCATCATGTAAGAAAGTCCGCACGTTACTTAATCAATTATTTAATTACGCAATCATCCAAGATTACCCTATCACTAATTACGCCTCACACTTAAATCTAGGGCCCAATATACCAATGATTAAAAGAAGAGTATTCACTCGCCAACAAATCAACAAATTATGGGCGATAGATAATTCTTATTCCCAAATGATTTTAATGTTGCTCTACACCGGGCTCCGTATCGGCGAGCTACTTAACTTACGTAGGCAAGATATCAATAGACGATCATTATACCTTATTGTGAGACACGCTAAAACAAAAGCTGGTGAAGGGCGTATCATTCCCATCCATCACCGCATCATGCCATTAATTGAGCAATTATACAACGATACAGACAATTATCTATTCCCTATCAGCTACACATCATTTCGCAAGCATTTCCATGATATTATGAAACAACTTAACTGCAAGCATACTATCCACGATACCCGGCACACATTTGCAAGTCTACTTGATGCGATTGCGCCGCCTAACACGTTACGCGCATTGTTAGGTCATAAACAAGGCGATATCACTACCAGGGTATACACGCACAAAACCATTCGGGAACTACGTAAAACAATAGAATTATTAAAGTAACTCCCCAGTGGGGAATAGGCGGCCAAGATAATGTAACTAAGACAGAAGTGCGATTCCCTATCAAATTTACAACTTTATTCATGGCGAACGCTATTGATGCGTACTGGTCGGGCTCAGATACCCCTAGGTATTTTGCCAACTCCGTGACTGAGAGCGACACCACTAAGGCCGTATTTTCGGCAAGTGATAGATATGCTGCTTCTTATTACTGGTTCGCTCTAGGAAAAATTTAATTACCTATAATCAGAAACATAATCTGGTCACCAACACCTTGCTGCCCTCTATAATCACTATCCTTGTACGTCAACTGATTTCTAGATGTCGATAAAATGATTTCAGAAAATGAATAATCACCGTTATATCTTGTTGCAGAAACGGGATATCGCACAGTCCATGGCTTTGGTTGATTATTAGCATTAAATAATACCCACTGGGTATTAAGATAATCCGACGGCTATCCACACAAAACTTCCAGTATCTGCTCTGTTAGTTAAGAATCTGATTGCGGTTCTATTAGATTGAGAAAATCCACTGTTCCACGAAATAAAGCATTCCGATCCAGAAGTCGCAACACTGACAGAGTCGTCGGTGGCTAAGGATACCAGAACAGTACTGTTAATCGGTAGCGAAATATCTTTGTAGTACCTATTGGAATCAAACCAGGATATTCCCCACTGGGCATTAAGCTTTACCAACTGCTAACCAAAGACACGGTCTCGAGACTGTCTTATTTGTTTGAAAGTTATAATAAGAAACTTTTTCAAAACCCGTCTTATTAATATTGTAAATCTTAATGCTATCACTAGAACCTCCAATTATAGACGGCACCGCAGAATAGCATTCAATAAATGATATTGGAAAAGTAACCCAATGACTCCTCTCATCAGAATCATAGTTATCGCGTCCCCACTGGATAGTGAAACCATTTGCAAATTTAACAAAGCCTGCGCTAGCATCAAGTTTAGATGCTACTATAGCACCTTGGCCCAACAAATTTTTAATTGTAACAAGTGTACTAGCAGGAGTGTCTTTCCAATTTGCACTTCCAAGGATTGCTTTGATTTGGTCTGTTATAGGAGAGTGAGATGAAGTAGATGAGTTATGCTCTTTAAGTTGTTCCTGATTAACTAGCGCCCCCATATTAACTGTGAGTGATACATTGCCAGTGTTACTAAACATCATTCCGATAGTTAGCTCTTGAGATACAACAACCGCACCCCCTTCTGCCGGCATTCTATCAGGTTCAGGATCTGTTAGGTATGCATACAATATTTCTCCTTTATCTGGATCATTGGCAAATAACCCAATTTCTGACATTCTAAATGCCTCTTTTATGCCGTTATTTGTAATAAACGTATCAACGCTTACGATTTTACCTTCTTGTTTAACTACAAAATTAGTAGTCTCCCATTTAGAGGAGATTACATCAGTTAGTGCCAATGGATTCGTTGCATTAACGCCACTACCGACTTTGATTTTAGTGAATGTCAATTTAGTTTTGCCTGCATTTACCTTCGCTTGAAGATCAGCACCGATATCAGTCATGGTTGCATTTGACCATTCTGCCATATATTCCTCCTATCTAACGCTATTATCTAGCGCTACATTAATCTTCGTTTTCTTAGATTCAACGGTGTAAGACGTTACATGGGTATTCAAATTAATGCGCCATGCATTCGTGAAATCACACTTGATATTCACTTTCCTAGATACACCGCACCATCCGGCAAAATACTTATTGAAGTTAATTCGTCGAATGAATTCAATACCATCTAGCCAGGACCGTACATTTTTAGCCGCATTAATAGCACGTACAAGCTTAGCTATATCTGTTTCGCCTCTTAATGGGGCTGTGATTAGCGTAACCTTGAAATAGTACGGTTTCCCGCCATATTCAAACCATTCTTCGGTTTTTGAATCAGAATATATAGTCTGTACGGCCTTTTCAACAGCATACGGCGTGCCCTTATGGCGGTGAATATCAATTGAGTTCTTCACCATTTCACGTTTAGTCTCTATCGGTAACCCACTATCATAGTCATCCACGTGTAATTGATACGCTAAATGATCAATTACACTCTCTGGTTCAGTATCAATAGACGACCATAATAGCAGAGTATTCGTATTCATAAATTCGGCCAGCATATCATCCCACGTTTTAGCAAGGGACTTAACTGGTTCCCTATCGATTGAGGACGGAAGATGCTCCGCACTAGTATACTTGCTATCAAGTATCATTCTTCCTCACTTCCTGCGAGCACTACAGCGATTGTATTGGCTACTGCCACGCCGCTTTGTTCTGCAATCGGGGTAAATATAGGTGCCGTTACTTCAACGCGTTTAATTCCGGATACATCCATGAGCATTTGAACCAATCGACTGGGTACTATATCACGGCCCAATTTTGACTTTTGCCATATAACATAGTCATTAACTGCTTTATCTGCCTTAGCTTTTACCACCGTTGCATCGGCGCCTTTTTCAATGTAATACTTAGCGTCGATGTTATATTGCGTAGTAGTAGGTGCTAATACAGTTAGCTTATCAGTCAGAGGCCTACGTTTCTTATCAGATAAATAATCCGTAATAGTCGTGAGCAATTCTTGCCCAGGAAGTCCTCCTCCTGCTAATAAGGGATAAATATTAACCTCACCTGGACGTGGAGAAGATACGCCTACATCTGCCACAAGGTGCGACGCGGACTTTGTAAAATACTCATACGCCCCTTCAGGGCCTGCCACAGAGAACGATTCTAGAGCCTCATGAATACGTTCGCGATACGATTCGTCGTCCTCTGTATCAGAACCACCTTCAGATAGAGTTATATTACGCATCGTATCCACATAAGCTATAGAATCAATAATTGTACTTATCTCGCCCGGCTTAAACCCATTGCCTCGCGCCCCGGCAATTTGTGCTTCTGCTTTTACGGATCCATTAAGTTGACCTGGTAGAATAACCAAATCCTCAACAGTAGCAAAATATTCGCCACTTCCAGTTGATATTCTAGTCCACTTTGGAATAATGACAGAGTTCGTGCGCACTGCTGACAATGTTGCTTGAATTGTTGTAGTCGCTTTCGTTGCCTTTAATCGCTCAACAGCAGCAGGAACAGCTCCAACATGGTCCAAGTTATCGCCTTCTGCATAGGCTAATAGATTTTGTTTAGCTGCATAATTTGCATCGTTCAATAATCGGATAATAATTTCCGAAATTACATTTAAAAATAAAGTAACAGGATCGCCCTCTCCCAAGGTTCGCCCTGTTATTGTTGTGTAAATATCAAATACCTTCTGTTGAACGTGTTCTTTATCTGTGTTAAAAAACTCAACATTAGGTAAATCAGATAATCTCATACAGTCACCATCACTTTCGGAATCAACGCCCCATTTTGTGTGGCGGTAAATGATATATCACTAATTTTGGCACGTGGTTCATACCGTTTAATTTGTTGGAATATGTCGTTAGATAGATGAGCTTGCGCCTGATGGATAGGCATATCAATAATGCGACCATCAATACCAAACTCCCTATCTAGTGGCACGCTACCACGAACAGTAGAAATAATCGTTTGCACATTCTGCAAAATCTCAGCGACTTCACTTTCAGGTGCTAGCGATATCCTATTGTCAGTTACTGGTTTAATTTCATACGTTGCTGACATGGCTAGAACCTCCTCAATATCGTATTAACTTTATTGAACTTCTGACCATATTGATTTAGCATGGACTTTTCTTCTACTGTATTATTATCCGAATATTCCTCAAGAGTTAGAGAAACCTCAATAGATTGAGTCTTACCGTATGCATCCGTGAATAAGCTATCCTCGCTCATAGACATGATGACAAAGTAGTTTTGACTAACAGGTTTACCACCGATAATAAACGGTAATACAGCCCCCGTATCGCGATAATTTCGCAATTTCTTAACAGTACTATCTGGAGATTGTCCAAGTGATGCAGAAATAAGAATCTTACATGTAATTTGTTCCACATCAGGTCCGCTAAATTGTTTGACAGGCTTTTCTAACATCAAATTGTGCTTTTCCCATCGAGCACTACCTGAACGCGTTACATCCGATACAGTAAGAACATTATCTAATGCGGTATAAAATACTATATCCGCCAAATAACCGATATACATCTATACCTCCTATTCTGGTCCTGATGTTGTAGAACCACCAGACACTACACCGCCATGCACATGATGAACTAAGGAAATACCATTGACCACTACATCCCCACCGCTTGAATTAATTGATAAAGTACCTCCAACATTAAGAGTCATATCTCCAGGAACAGTAAGCACACGTTTACCATTATCCGCACCGCCTGGAGTCGGATCCGCACTACTAAAGAATGTGCCAATAATGAATCCATCGGAAAACCCACGTCCGGACCGATTAGGCAACATAATGCACAATACCTGGTCATCAATAGCCGGCATCCAATAGTCCTTATCATGTGCTGCACCTCGATTAATGACAGATAATGGCGCCGTTACAACACCTTCTCTATCTAGGCGTGTAACAACGGCTTTACCTTCTTCAGGAATTGTACTTGAAACATTTCCAATAAATATCATATCCACTAATGTGGATAATATGTCAGTAGCCATTTAAACACCTCCTTACATCAATCGACGTTGAATAATTGGCCCCTAATGTATGCGTTGCTTTAGTAATTAAATAATTACCATCGAACACCCCAAATCCTTCGAGATTAACCGTAACCGATGCCATAATAAGAGGATTGCCAGGAAAACTAAAAGACATTGTATCGGCTTCTTTATTGGCTTCTCTTAGCTTCTTTTTAGCCAATCTCTTTGCCTCAGCCTTATCTTTAACCTGTTCATTAACCTCTAATACAGCAAGGTACGTGTGGCCCTTACGGTCAGGATCTTCGAATGTATCCTCGATAACGGATTTCTTATCCTTATCTGTATATTTCACATGGCATGCTCGATATACTTCACGAGTTTTACTTTTGTACGAATAAGATAAGGCTCTAGTAATAATCAAAGGCGGTTGCTCGCCTTCCTTCGTCTGTACAGGTTGATATTGGCCACCTGGTCTACGAATTATAACTTTAGGCTTCACGTTTTCGTATTTGTAATCATCGAATATAATCAACTGTTCAGTGGATACCTTAAGAGAAAACCCCGCATCATTGCATAGTTTCTGCAAGAATGCGAGGTCTGATTCAGCACTTTGTGATGCATCTTTTAACGGTGGGTCAAAATCCGCATCCCATACTAGCTTTAATTTATTATCTTTTGCTTTCTCGGTAGCAATCGCTTTAAGCGTTGTAGTTTTCCACGATTTGTCTTTCTTTTTCTCCCGCAAGTCAGTACTACCGATAATAGCGACACCTTTGATTTTAACTACATCAGGAAGGCTACTGCCCTCGAATTCATCAATTTCAAATTTGCCGATTGGCAACGTAAATTGTTCATCCCCTAATTTCTCCCATGCTACGGTATTAATTGCCACTTCTAGTAATGACCCTTTCACAGGGTACCAATCGCCGACCCATAGACGGCCCCTATCTTCTAGTGAGATAGCCACGTCATCTACAGTTCCTGAAAGGTTATCTGTGAAAGTTACATCAAGAAGGTATTTACTAATATCGTCGGTGATGTCCTTTGACTCCTTACTCCCCCAATGTTGGTAACCAATCGTACACCATGCCCGCCGTGCTAACTTCGTTTGTGGCGTTAAATCTTTCTTCCATTTCTGGACCTTAGCTAGGCTCTTTTGTAAGCTCATATACTATCGCCTCCATGGTGGTAAGAATTCAGGCAAGGAATCAGCAGGAACATCTGGGCATGTTAACACAACACCAGCGGAAAATATCGCCGTATTACGATGTTTTTGGTTTGCTTCTAACAATAGATTAATGTATCGTTCGTTGCCATACACCTTATAAGCGATTAAATCCCACATATCCCCTTGTATTGTTGTATAACTAGTCATAACTTAACCTCCGTTGTCCGGCGGTATAGCTACGCATCATTTGTTCAAATTCACGCATTTTAGCGTCCAATGCCGACATAATATCATCAGTTGAACCATTACCAGCATTAATAACTGGTGCAAATGTAATCTGTACAGGCGCCCCACTATTACTAGATGAGGATGTCACAGGTACGCTAGGTGCTAATGATACAGTAGGCACTACAGCTGACTGCGCACCACTCACACCTAACATTCGTCCGGCCGTTTGCCATAAATTCATAGCATTAGCACTACCATCAATAGGAACTACAACTTCTGGATAACCAGCTTCCCCTATCCATGATAATTCTGGGGATGTAATAACACCGCCGTTTGCTCTCTTACCAACCTCTCCAGCTGCGGAAACACCAACTGTGAAACCGCCACTAAATTGAGCCTTAATACTCTCCCATGCTCCTGCGATTGCATTAGATACAGCACTCGGAATTTGACTTATCCAGTTTAACACAGCATTATAGGCATCACTCGCCCATTGCTCTGCAGCCGCTACAAACGCCACTCCGGCTTCGGCGCAGGCACTAGGTAATTTTACAAGGAAATCAATAACACCATTAACTAAATTACTAATCCAAGAGGTAGCCGTAGCATACGCTTCAGAAGCAAACGAGATAACTGCCGCTACGAATTCAGCGCCTAAAGTGATCATGTACATAGGCAAATTGATTAAAAAGTTATAAATATCATCGACCATAGCACTAAAAGTAGTTACTGCGAAGTTATAACACTCTGTCGCGAACGATACAACGGCAGATATAACAGCAGTACCAACTTGTACCGCAATCTCTGGCAATCGCAAAATAATGCCTATTATGAATCCTACGGCCATACCAATATATGTTGGTAGGTTTAACCATAGATTTACATAAGCAATTATTGCCACTTTCAATGCATTAAATGCGCTAAGGCCTAATGATAAGAACCCATTAATTACAGCCATAATACCGGATATAATGGCGCTCCATGCGGAACTTAAAGCAGAACATACGCTATCCCATATTGAACTCAATCCAGAACATACACTATCCCAAACAGATGTTAACGTGGCACAGATAGTATCCCAATTAGTTACTAATAGGTATATCACCGCAATAATCGCCATGATAGCGATTACCCATGGACCACCTATTAATGCACCCGCTGCTTTAAATGCACCCGTTGCCGTTTCTACACCTTTAAATGCCGTGGTAATTGTAGTAATACCTGATGCTAGTTTTGTAGCCGTACCATACAGTAAGGCTAATTTCAATCCATTAGTGACTACGGCGGCAATAGCTTCCTTATTATCCTTCATGAAGGTTACAACAGCTTGCAATACCGGTATTAGTGCCGGTAATATTTGCTGAGCAATCGGTATAAAGGCTTGTGCCAACCCTAATGCAACTTGCGTAGCTTCCGCTTTCAAGATGTTCATTTGTAGCCATATTTCATGGAGTGATTTAGGATCTATTCCGACGCCTTTGATTTGTGATGCGGCCGCTTGTGCATCTGCATAGTTCTCAAATACTTTAGTAAGCTCCATGCCTTTTGCACCTAGCGTTTCAAGCATGAATTCTTGTCCCCGGCCTTGTGCTACCGCATTTTGGTAACCTTTAGCCATTGCATCCAACTGTTGATTCATAGGCAATAACTTGCCATTGGCATCGGTTAAGGATACACCAAATTGACTGAGATATCCTTGCAAAGCTTCAGCACTTTTACCGCCACCAGCCAAAGTCTTATCCATTTTAGCGAAAGACTTTGCGGCCGCTTCTACATCAACACCACTTAATGTCATAATCTTCTTAAATTGTGCCGTTTCAGCGGTTGTCATATGTAATTTATTAGACAATTGATAAAGTGCTTCGCCAGCATTTACTACATTATCTATAATGGCACCAATACCAAACCCACCGGCGGCAACCATAGCGAAACTTGCAAGCTTTCCTGTAATACCACTTACCGCAGCACTAGCACCTTGCGCAGCTGATGCAGCACCTGCTAAAGGACTTGCACCACCCATTTTACTGATTGCATTTTGATGCGCCGTCTGACTTGCGATATTAGACCGTAACCGGGCTTGCCGTTGTAACATAGAATTCAGCTTTTGCTCAGCTGCAATTGCTGCGTTCCTATCGCTAACATTACCAGTCTTTTGCGATATAGCTTGTAGTTTTCTATATTGCGCCTGTTGATCTTTGATTACATTAGATAATTTATTGAGTTCCTGAGATGCTTTTGATACGGAGGAAGATAACCCGCCATCGAGTTTACCTTTAATGGCAATCGCCATTTCTAAGACTTTATTGGCCATTATTTTCTCCCTTTCATTGTTTTATTCTCGCGCTCGATACTATCACTAATGAGCCGAACGTGGACTATGAACTCATCCATGTCTAGCTCTCTAATGAAGTAGTCCATCGGTGTGCTAGTGTATTTACTACACGTAATTGCACACTCAGTAAAATACCGTTCTAGGTCTGTTATTTTTCGGAATTGAGCAAAAAATTCTGTACCTCTAAGCACACTCTAGTGAAATCGGCAGCCGGGAGACTATAAATATCATCCACTTTACATCCGCATACAGCAGCTGCTACATGTGCTTGATACGTCATGGATAATGCCGGAACTGTAATAGTTTTATCTTCACCCTTAGCGGACTTTTCGCATTTAATTAATGTGTACCCGCTGATGCCTTCAAATTGTAAGGAATGACCAGCTTTTACTAATTCAATACCTGTTTGTTCATGTGTTTCGTTCATAGTGTTATGTTTACTCATTAGTGATCGTCCTTTCTACAGACTAAATACCGAGTGCAGCACGAACATCGCCAAGGAAGTCGGTGCCATCAGAAATAGAATCTTTATAGGCGTATTTATCGATTTCACGAACTACCTTGCCATCTTGTTCGAGTTTCAAGTATGTAGTTTCGATTGTGTTCGTTGCATCGATAGTATTGCCAGATTCATATGTGCCATTTTCTTTAGATTTAGCACGGCCACGAATAACAGCACGTGTAGGCACGATTACATATTTATCTTTGCCACTATCCCAACATTGGATAGCACCACGTACTTCTAAGCGTACGCCACGACCACCTGTAAGGCGGTGTGTAGTTTCTGTTGGAGTGTTCCAAGTAAGTTTTGTTTCCATAGAGGAGTAGTGTCCAATAACTGGCGCTTCTACTTCACCTGCAATGCCCACACCTTTTACAGTTTGAGTCATTACAGATTCACTAGGTAATTCCACTTTGGCAACACCTAAACAGTTGTCAGAGCCTTCTTCGTATACACGGAAGTCATTAAGTACTTCCGGCACTTGATTGATAGATGCCATGATTAATTACCCCTTTCTATACTGTTTGAAATAGTGTTTTGAAATAAGAAACATCGTATTCAGAAATGCTTTCAATTTCTTGCGCTGGAATTGGAGGTGTACGGTATTTATGGAAGCGAATAATACCATTCAACAAATCTGTTGTAGGGTTTTCTGCTTCTTTGAATTCAATACGACCGCCCAAGATAAAGCCACGAGAAGTAAGACCGTTAAGACGGATTGTTTCACTATCAAGAATTGTCTTGATATTACGAGGCAAGATAGGCATATCCACTTTTTGCCAATAGGTTAAGATGAATGTTTGGTCATCCCAATCATTGAACCGGCGTACACAAATGAATGTATCCTTAACATCAGTTGTGCCAGGATATGCACCTGTATAGTTACCCCAAGATACCCAACCATTGATATTAACGGCCGTCATAATACCTTGAGAGTTCAATAAGTTTGCTTGCGAATGCGTAAGCATTACTTCCTTACCATTAGCTAAGCACAAGCCTGTTATATTCATAGACTTATTGGAAGGGGATAACGTAGGAATATCGCTATTGGATGCATCACATTTGCCAATAATGCCCATGATGTGCGTAGACATATGGAACATATAATCGTCATTGCGAACCATCGGCCAACATACGACTTCAGATTCACCTGTATAGCTATTACCTTTCTTCCATTCGTAAGCATCTGTGTATTTAACAACTTGTGTAGTATCGATATCTACCAAAGTAGTCGCACCAAACAAGTTATTAATAACACGAGATTTTGCTTTCATCACGGAAGCGACTGTAGGATGTTGAGAGAATCCAGGTGCAGCAATAAGACCAGGTACAATACCGAAATGATGATAGATTGTATCAATCAATTCAAAGCCTGTTGCTTTTTCATTACTATCTACACCGCCGATTACGTTTTTATAATCGAAGTTTTCTACATCGAGTTCATCGTATGTGAGGTCCAATGTACTTGCGGAATCGAACTTACCACCTTTGATAACAGAGATGATTAATTGATTTTTGTCATCAAATGCCGCCGTGTAATCTGTGTTGGCCACACCTGTTTGACCGCCACTAGATACTTGCAATGTGTTAAGCAATACTGCAGCTTTTACAATGCATTTCTTTTCTGTCAATGTAGCAGTTGTTGTAGTGGATTTCTTATGTTTAGCAGGATCCAATACGTTAACAAATACGATTGGAGCTACGCCATACAATTTGAATTGTGCGTACATTGCTTCACACAATGTGAAATGTGTCCAATCTTCAGAATAGCCAAGTTGTTGAACAGCTTCTTCCCAGCTATAACAGATGATTGGCTTATTAATTACTGCGCTAGGGTCTTCTGTAAGGTGTACAGGTGCAGTACCGAACACAATTGGAAGGCCGGCAGTAGTTTGGACAGGAGCAATTACAGAGGTAGCTTGCTCACTTGTTTTGACGCCATGATAAAAGGCCATTTACTTCACTCCTTTATAATTCTTCAATGCGTTAACATAGAATACATTTAATTGTGTGCCTTGTGTTCTCACATCAATCATTGCTTGGTTGAGTTCGTCCAGAGGCACGAATAAATGCATAAAAATAGGGTCTTCCGCTTCCGGCAGTGGTGCACCGTCGCTAAATACCATGAATTGATTTAACCGGCTACTGCGGAACGAAGGCCCAACATATACAACAGGGTTCATCGTTGTCTCCTATTCAATTACTTTATTATCCGTAAATATCTTGTTAAGATTTCTACGAATAACTGGAATGTACACTTCAAATTCAAGATATCCAACCCATTGAGGGTATGGTTGATCATCAGGAATTGTTGTATTAACGGTATTCTCCTTAATTTCATATTTAAGTGCTACTGGATTATCAGATAGTAACCGCTCACGCACTACCTCTAAGAGGTGATATAGTCCGACATGACCTTTTGTTAAGGCCTCGTCATAAGTAGTTACCAATACAGTAATACCTACCGTCGAACTATCCGCATCACTAACAGAATACGGATGCACTACTACGGCTGGACATAACTTGCGCTTATCTTCATTCTTATCCACCCTTGGTAAGAACCCGCTCCATACTCGAATAGGGCTCGTGGTAACATCACTTGTTTCATTTAGCTTGCGCAACTCATCCATGAGATAGGCGGCAATGCCGTCTGATACATCTAATGGTGTCATTAGTTACCTCCTAACGCACGCTCTAATTCGTGATATAGGCGCTTTTCATACATTTCCATGCCTTCTTTTTGCATGGCATTCATAACAGTTTCATTACCAAACATTTGCGGTAAGGCTGGTCCATATATCCCTTTTAATGGGTATCGGTCCTTGCCTTGGCGTTTCATGAATATACCAGATGCACTAACAAAGCCATTTGGTACCTTTGTTTCTGTACCTTTTTTAATAGACACAAACACACCTTTTCGTTTAAGCGATTTAATCTTAAAGTACTTTTGAGCGCTAGTATAACCACCTTTGATACGCATTTCTGTGCCATCATTCAATTTATTAATAGATACACCAGACTTTACGACCGATACACCTTTAATGGCGTAGATATTACGTAGTGCTTGCGTACCTGCTTTTCTTGCGGTTGTTGCAGCACGCTTAGATGCGGCTTGGCAGACACGTCGAACTCTATCTTCTTTTAATGTTTCCAGTGCTTTTTCAATTGTTTTCACTGCACTTTTATCAAGTTCTAGCTCAACCATCCTTCAACACCGCCTCTAGCTTCTGCTCTAAGTTCGATAGACACGATCCCATCTTCTTCCGTTGCACTTTGAACGATGTACACATCATCATCTAATCGGAATACGTTTCCCTGTGATGGAATTTCAGGGATGTCCTTTAATTTGCAATGCACAAATACAGACACCCCGTGTAATCCGTCATTTGATACATGAGAGCCATTCGACAAGAATGACTCCCTCGCCGTTGGCGATTGGATAATCGCTTTAGCTACTGTGCCATTTAGATTATGCCCTTCGGCGAATTCGTCTTCATTAAGGAATACATCGTCAATATCGCTTTCTAGGTAATCTCTAAATCGCATTATTTTTTCACCGTAACTTCCGCATCAACTTCAGGTAATTCCATTTCTTCTTCTGGTTCATCTGGAACGACTTCCAATGGTTCCGGTACTTCGATAGGATCATCTTCAGCAGATTCAAACTTATCAGATTCAAGCAAGGACAACGCAACCGTTTTCTTTTTGATGTCGACTACTTCGCCTTTGCCATACATCTCGCCTTCATGTGCTAAATAACCCTTTAATACTCTGATTTTCATAAGTAGGTTACCCCCTATTTAGTCTTAATAGTAGCCCAATCGTCGATAGTTTCAGGAATCAATACGCAACGGGAGTATACAGACAATGTTAATTCTTGTGTAGCCTTATTAGCATAGTAGTAAGGTACATAAATGCCTGCATATGTTGTGAATTGATTGTCATCGTTGAGCAATGTTACTGCTGCATGTTGTTGACGGCCACGGCCAGGAACACCTAATACTGCTGCATCATCACCAATAAAGGATTTTACTTTACCTTCATCATCTTGATATGTTTCAAGGTATGCGTACACATCAATATTCAAAGACATGATACGGCCAACATATCGAACTTGTGGAGACAAGTATTCAGGAGCAAAACTGAACATAGACATGTTTTCGCGATTAGGAATTGCTAACATTTTGTTGATGGATGCATTATCAAGAATGTATTTTTCAACGTTTTTACCAACGACTAACACAGTTGGAACGATACCTGCGTTTTCTTGAATTTTTTCGGACGCCATTTTCAAGTCGCCATAAATGTCAGCACCCGCTTGGTCCCAAGTAGTAGTAGGTGTAATGTCTTGTTCAAATTCGAAATCAATTTCATCAACTTGAACTGTTTCACCATCGTCAGCATAGCCTTCGATTTTGCATTTACCAGTAGTAAGCAAATCGGCTGCCATTTTATTTTTACGATTAATAATTGTGCCTTGTAAGTAAGACAAATCTTCAGCTTGCATTTGTGCGGCACGTTGTGCAGGTGTCATTGTAGACACAATGTTTTCAGCAAATGCACGTTGATCAAGTTGTTCTGGGTCAATAACTGTACGAGGGCCCATCATAGGTGCTTCGTATAAAGCAATTTTAGATCCTGCACGTTTAACATTAACGCCAGATGCACCACGAGATACGAAAGGTGCTAATGTGCGACCACGTTTACGAGTTTCTACTGCGATTTTTTTAGAAGTTGCAACTGCTGGAACTTGTGGGAAGAAAGTATCAAGCAAGAAACTTGCCGGAGTTTTCATTCGTTCCACAGCTTGCATCAAGGAAAATGTATCTTTGAAATCAATTGCCATTATATAGTTCCCCCTATTTAATGCTAGTTAAGAATAAGTGAGCGTCCTTGAAGTCCGCTTCATGATCATTAATTTTGTAAGCTTGGTCAACTACCAATACTTCACGATTAAAGCGACCGGAAATGTATACAGTTAATACATTGTGGTCAGTAGTTGCAGTAGTATCAGATACTACGATACCCGCAGGCTTACCACTTGCGATTTTTTGGAATGTACCAGAGTTGTTTTCAAGAACTTGGCCACGTTTATAATCACCGGCTACTACTTTTACATTTTGAGTTAATACAGGTACACCGCCACCACCTAATAGGTAATCAGCTGCGACACCATTTACTTGTTCGAAATATGCCATTATTTACCGCCTTTCTTAGCATTCGCAAATGCTACGACTTCATCAATTGCACTAGCTTTTGCTACTGCATCATTGGTTTCTGGTGTAGATGCACCTTGAGGGGCCACTTTATCCGCACCAGATTCCATTTGATCAATAACTAATTGTCGAATTTGGTCAACTACTTTGTTATCACTTGCAGGAATATCAGATACGGCAGAGATGAAAGGTGTTACTTCATTTACTGTTTTACCTTCTTTAACAGCTACATCAACTAAACGATTGACGACTTCATTATCACCTTTTAACGTATTTAATGCTTCAACGCGTTCGCGTTCTGCTGTTACTGCTGCGTTTTCTGCAGGTTCATTTGTAGAAATACCGAGCAAACCTTTTAAGCTTGCCATGAATTGGTTTTCAGTCATAGGTTTCTCCTTACTTGTTAAAAATTGTTTGATTTTGGCTTCATTTTTGGCCGAGTATTTGCAAGATACTTTGTTTACGATAACCATTCCGTTATTCATAACAGCTTTGTCCGTAATCGCCGTATCTACTTCATCAATCAGGCCGTAGGACTTCGCCTCGTCCGCCGTGAGCCACGTTTCATCATCCATAAGTGTATTTACCTGTTCAGATGTCAAAACGTCGCTACGGCTCAAATAAACGTTTGCGATTGTCTGTTTAACACTCGCCAAATAGTTAGCCATTTTAGTTAATCCGTCCGCATCAAAGCTATCACCTAGAAATACAGATGGATTGTGAATCATGTACAGAGCATTACTTGGCATGATTACCTTATCCGCCGCACAGGCAATAATTGTAGCAGCACTTGCGCATAAGCCATCAATATGTGCTGTTACTTTGCCAGTATAGGCTTTGATCATATTGTGGATAGCTTGTGCTGCGAACACGTCACCACCACCAGAGTTGATGCGCATTGTTAAGTCATTACCATTACAACTAGCCAAGTCACTTGCAAATTCACGTGGTGTAATTTCATCACCCCACCAAGAGGTATCAGAAATATCACCATACAAAATCAATTCAGATTGACCGGTACCATCTTGATTTACAAAATTCTTAACAGACCAAAATTTATTCATCCTCTTCACCTCCTTTCGCTTCAGATTTAGAGCCAACGGAAGGATTTACCGCATCAGCTAGCCCCATGCCATATTTCTCCATGAGTTGCTTTTCAAATGCAAGTTGTGCAATGTTTTCTTCAAGGTCTGTCCCTGTCATTTCAGCCGCTTCACGTTCGCGAGTGGAAACTCCATTCTTAATGCGAAGGGTACTACCATTCATATCCTTAACAGGGTCAAGGATGGACATCGTTGGTCCGAACCAATCGGCATTGCACCATGCTTTTCGAATTAATGGATCATCAAAGAAACCAGGCGCTTCAATTCGGCCGTTCGCTACTGCTTCCATTAACCATATCTCATAGATTGGTTGGCAGAAGTCACGAGCGAACCACTTTCGCCGTAGTTTATATTCTTCCCAAGCCTGTAACATTGCTGCACGGCTTGCAGAATACGAAGAGTTAAAGTTCTTCATCAATACTTCGTAAGGCTGGTTAAGTGCAGCACCTACTTGTTTGATGAGTTGGGTACTAAATACTTCAAAAGTAGATTGAGCATTGGAAGCATCAACACTTTTTACATCCACACCTTTAGGTAAGGCATTTAATGTGCCAGGTCCTAAATTGTATTCTGATACATCGACTACTGGTTCCGTTGGATCATCAACACCATTGTCGGCCAACATATCATTTAATGAACCTGAATTAGTCACGGCTTCCGTAAAGAATAACGCAAAATACGATTTAATAATAGCCGATGTAAGCTCTGCATTTGTATATCGATACACTTGCTTTAGCGTTTCAATAACTGGAGCCAAATAAGGAACTCCTCTATACTGCTCTGGTCTAGTATCATTACTAATTTGCAGTACATTCGGAATGCTTGTACGCTTGCCGTATGCTTCAACCCTTGCCCATGTCGTTAACACGCTTGTAATTGGTTCGCCAGGTACTTGATTAGATACCCAGTAGGCTACAATAGCACCGTCAGTATCGATTTCTATACCATTCAATATGCGGTTCCCATTATCTTGGTTAAGCGCTTCAACGCCAGTTGGGTCGCCTGTAACATATGTGGAATCAGTAAGCGGATTACTTACACGATTACCTTCAATTAATTGAAGGCGCAACGTATACGGCATATCTGGTGTTGTCGGCTTACGTCTAAATACCGCAAAACTATCACCATCTGTGAGATATCCTTGATATGCTATGCTTTGCATGTCATATAAATTGTTCTTACGGTAGATATCACAGTCTTTTGATTCGGCCCATAAATCAAACTCAGCACGAACCTTACGAGCCCATGCTCTAGCCTCCTCTGCACTGATTCCCAAGATTTGAAACTTAGGTCTAGGGAACACGTTGAGGCCTGCGCCAACTGTATGAGTAGTGCTTGTGTTGATTGCAGCCGTGCCAACTGGTGTATTGATAGCTAAATCTGCGGATCTATCACGCAAAGTCGATAAATTCGCACCAATATCAGCCTTATAACCCAGTTTTCTAGGGTTATATCCCTTCAATGATTTGTTATTATTAGAGGCTCCACCCTCACTATATCCGCTATTTTTAGCCCTCGGAGTGCCTATTTTAGCGCTAAATTTCTTGTTTTTTCTCGCCATTTTAGTCTCCTAATCTCTAAAAACTACCCGTTTTGACCGGTTTCCACGTCCATTATCGGTATCCATACCGGGTAATTTGGCGCCTCTTGCCACTAAATCATCAATCATTTTTCTTACTTCAGCCAAATTTGCCCTTGTAAGAGTACGATTTCCGATTGTATAGCTTTGCCCGGTCAATATTGCCTCCTCAGCTTTGACGTACCATTCTAATCGCACGTCAATTAGCCTTGGCTTTCTTGAATAACTAGTTGCCATACATCCTCCTAAATATCTGCCGCTTTACTAGCTCTACGAACACGATTCCGCATTGGTTTCTTCCGTGGAGCAGTTACTGTTGTAGCGGAATAGCCTCCACCTTTAACTACTTCCGCCAATCTATCCCAATCGGGGTGGATTGAGTTCATACATGCTAGGTTATAGACTCGTAAGTCCAATGGTTCATTACGAACCCCTGCAGTAGGTTCCCATATTTCATGGATAACGCCCTTACGTTTTACTTTCTTCTTGTGTTCCGAAATGATCCCTTTGAAATACAACTCGTCATACCCTCTAGTTCCTAGGAATTCTTCATCCAAAGGGAAATGAAAGTACTTAGCGCCAGGTTCATCGATGGCCAATCGGTTCATTACCTGTTGTTTCCCATCGTCTACACCTAGCATGACAAGTGGAATCTTGCTTCCAGATGCTTTACCAATCTTATAATTTAACGGTATGCCAGGTGTTCCGGCCGTACCTTTGATGGCAAATCGTTGCTTGCTAAAGTTCTTTTCACAGTATTCATATACTTTTGACGTGTAGTGACCGCCGGAGTCAATGAAAGCACGTGCTACTTTAAGCCCTGTTCCGTTCTTAAATCGGTACACCTTATCAAGCACCGCATCAAGTGCATCCCATGTCGCTTTATTATCAGGTTCTCCTAAGATAACACCCTTACAGATCCCCCAACATTCTTCACCGTACCCCCAACCGGTGATTTCATACTCTAACCGGTTGTCTTGTGTATCGACGGCACCAGTTAGCAGTAACACACCGTCCGGAAGGTCTGCGCCGTACTTCTCACGGCGCCTAATGAATTGTTGATAGTCTTCGAATGCACCTTGTTGCGCATATGATTCACCAAAACGAGTATTCATAACTACTTTTTCACGTGTAGGGTCGCCTTTTGCCTCTAGCCATTCCCTCATTATGTCATTCCATGTGAGCCACGGAGACGTGAATCCATTCACAAAAAAACTACGTATGCCATTATGCAACGCAGCTGGGTTTTTCGATATGTACTTTTGAGGGACTTTCCGCATTTCGTCTTCAGAGAATGTAGATCCGCAATCTGGACACCGCCATTTCACATCACTAACTACTACAATCTTCCGGCCTTTAGCGTCCTTATGTTCCTCTGTCTCACATTCCATCTCAGTATGTCGTATCAAATGATACTCACCACAATTAGGACACTCATGTTGCCACTCTTCTTGCGTACCTGTTTGATACTCTACATCGATTCGTGAGCTACCTTCATTAGTTGGCGTGGAGAATAGCCCCATAACTCTATTCCAGAATGTTGTCATACGTTTGGCAGCAAGGTCTACTGGGTCACCTTCTGTACCGGCACTATCTGGGAAACGGTCTACTTCGTCCGCAAGTAGCACACGCACAGGACGTGATGCCAATCCTGCCGGACTGTTCGCCCCACACATAATAAGACGGCCACCAGGGAATAACTTAGATAAGATTGTGTTCTTACCATCTCTTGTTTTGGCACCGTCTTCAGATTTCGTTTCATAGAATACCTGTGATAGTACTTTTGTATCACGGATCATTGGAGAAATACGAGATTTTGAATAATCTTGAGCCAATTCGATAGTCGGTTGAATCATCATAACCGCACATGGATCAAGATGAGCGTATCGCCCTAGGACATTATTCATGATATCTGATTTTCCCACTTGACTGGCGCTCTTAACCACTACACGATTAATACCAGGTTGCGTGAAAGCATCCATAATATCCTTTTGATATGGCGCTCTACTCGTTTTCCAACGCCCTGGTTCAGCAGAAAGGCCTTGTGATAGCATGCGATAATCGTCAGCCCATTGGCTAACACTGGTTTTTGGTAGTGGTTTTAGACCCATTTTAGAGACGTATTGCCACAATTCTTTTGCCGTTTTCATGCTATCACCTCCTTTTTTGCATTAAAAAAGCACCTAATTTGGCGCTTTATCGTCGTCTAAATCATCGCTATCCATGAATAATGACGGCGTATATTCACTTAATTCTGATAATTTGTCCTCGATTTCTTGAGTTAACAGGTTATATGCTTCCTCTTTTGTTACATTCTGTAATTGTGGAGCCAGTTTTGTTGGCAATCCTAATAATTGTGTACGCAAATTCACAAGCATTTCTGTCATAACCTGTTCTACAGTATCTGCTGAGTACACTTCGCCGTTCATTTTGGCTAGCTTCAACTCAGCAATCTTGCGTTTCGCACGTTCATTCTTGGCCTTTTCAACCTCGAATATCGCATCATCGGAACTGCTTTCCTCTTCAGCAAAAGATTGGCCCTTATATTTGACATAATTGATAACGGATTTGATAACCAGAATTTGGTTCTTTTCATCCGTTGCTAAAACCCCTTCTTGGAGCAGTTGCGAAACACGTTGACGCGAGAGCCCAAGTGCTTTTGCCAAGTTCGACTGAGAGGCTGTTGCTGTTTTCAAATCATCTGTAATTTTCACTTATCAATCAGCCTCCTTTCATTACCTGTATCACTAGCAAGGCCATAAAAAAATTAAAATCTAGGCAAATTTTGGGGTCTCGGCCACCGCATGCTTTTAATTTTTGCTAGAAGGACCCACAAAAAAATTGCTCAAAAATTTAACAAAACACGGTATAATTTAAATTTATTTTTACGACGAGACATACGGAGCTCATCTTCGTGACGGTGCCGTGCTACTTTAATACACTCTTATTCTGCTTATATTTACCGCATTCCTTATGTACCTTTGCAGTTTTTATTTTTACTAAAGAATGTGAAGGTGCATACGATTCACACATATGATCAATGCGAATTGCATTAGCCTTGCACCAACCTTTAACGTTATTCAGACATCTTTTTTTCTCGCAATGCACATCAGTCAATCGTATTCACCTCGCCTCCTTAAATTTGCATATAAAAAGACCACCTAACCGTTAGATTAAGTGGTCTTTTCGTTTTAGTGTTCTAGGTTTCACTGTGTCGTTGAGAGATAGAGTATTTGTTTTCCTATTAACTCACACTATCATTATAAACTGTCAAGAAGGACAGGTCTAGGACAGTTTTGGGACAATTTTATTAAGCTATTTTTGTATTTAACCCAATAACACCCCAGAGCAATACGGATAGTTCTTCAATTCCCCTAGCTATGTAGCGTTTGATGGTACGAACATCTGGCTTTTCAGGAAAGGATTCAGCTATCTGCTCTAGCGTTTCCCCATTAATATAATACCTGCGCATGCACTCGCAATACTTGAATTGCTTTGTGTTGCACTTTTCAGCATAGATATCAAGCATATTGTTTACATGTCGCATCATCAATGCTGTTTTTTCTTTGCTCTTAACAATGGCATTTACCCTTACTATGCTGTTGTCGTCAAACATATCAACTAGCAGTTCATTGAGCCATATATCCTCGGCTTGTGTCGAATCCGAGATAGCATTGTCTACATAAGACTGCAGCTGACTGTAATGCTTTAATAACTTGATCGTATTGTGTCGAAGTTTGCGACCTAGTTGAGCATTTTCTTGTTTGGCTAATTCGTAGTAGGTTTTGGTTGCCACCTCTGTAGCCAACCTTGTGATTTTCTCAATATCATATTCATTCAAATATGTTGCCCCCTTTACAAGTTGTTTTATGTTTTAGTCCGAATTTGTTTTTACCAACTTCATGAGAAATAACTAATATAATTAGTATTTACACTACAACAAGCCTGCCTTTGCTATCAACAGGATACGATTTTGTTTCTAAAACCACATGACCGTTATTTTTATAGCCATATTTCTTTTCCCATTCACGGAATACCTTTGTTAATGCTGTGCTCAGCTCATCAAGATGTTCAGTCTTAACATTTGATAAATAATCACAAGCCCATTCAGCTATTTCATCATCAATATCATAATTGATAATGTCTTCAATCACTCGTTCTGCATCAACTTTTGGAGTGTAATAATTAGGATGCCCTATTCTCACAACTCGTTCATATTCATCTGTGAGCCATGTCTCTTTTAAATCAGGTTCACACTCCATAAGATCATCGATAGCCTCTTGTATTGTATCTTGTGGCTCACCTGCATTTCCGTAGTCATCGACCCAACACCATTTATTCTTATCTTCGATTAGCATAATATACCCCTCAATGTAGTCTCTACCAAATCACATTCACTTTGACTTGTATAGTATTCCCTAATTTCCAAGGCTTTATTACTATCGAGCTTATCTTCCATTTCATCGTAATCTTTCATGGTTATCCCCGCTCCCAACAACATTGCAACACTCCGCCAACTTACCGTTAAGCCATGGCGTGCAGGCATCTTTACTAAAAGCGCTCCACGAAGTTGTCCCTTCATTCCACGTGAAAATTTGCCCATGCTTAAATTTTGCAAAATATCGCCTTTGAGAAATTTCCGGACATTTATCCCAAACAATAACAGGCGTATCAACAGGCACTTTCGTCCAATCCACAACACCCAAATATTCAGCAACATCTATCAATTGGTTGCGTTCCTCAAAGCATGTGCATTTTACAGGCACACACGGAGAATACGCACGCAGATATTTTGTTTCATCTACGAAGAAAAATAGTGTTTCACCTTCAATTTCCGCTTTCCTATAACCGTAATCATACATTCTCTGGAATAGTTCATCTGTGAATTCTTTATTATTCATACGATCACCCCTTCAATCTTCACACCAAATCACAACATCACCGCCAGCCACATTCTCGGCGACCTCCTCGATATCAACCAAAGCTTCTACAGTAATATCAAATACTCTTACGGTCTGTTTCATATCATATCGTTCTAACTGCTTAATTAATTCCGCTACCGTCATAATTCCCTCCAGTCTAAATAAACGCCCTGTATCGCATTTAAAAATTATCGCATAAGGGGTTTTTATTATAAAAGCAATAAAATTTCATCCTATGTATAAAATTTTGAAAATTATAGCTATTCACGCCTACAGGAATATACCCATATTTTCCGTGATGTGTAAAATTACATAGTCTTCATCATCCTGAATAATCTCATCAGCCATAGTACCAATGAACTTTCGATTGTCATTTTCTAGCACGCCAGCAGCTTGCAATCCATCAAGGATAAACTTTTTAGCAAACGCTACATTGTCAGGATCATGCCTAGTTGAAGAGTGCCATTCAAACAGTAGGTCTACTTTCCCATTAACAGGTTGTATCTGCTGTGAAAGGCATTGTTCTTTAACCTGCTCAGTACATTTTTTCTTCATGGCTGCCGCTGCTATAGTCGAGCCGCGTTCACAGTCGATATACTCGTTCAGTGTTGGGAACCGGTCATGGGTTTTCTTCCTAAATCTAAACTGACATCGTAATATGATTCTCATCGGTGAGACTCTCCATTGAATATAGCCACAGCATATTCACCGCGTAGGCGGTCATACACCCGTTGACTATAATTCTTTTCAGTCCAAGCATCACTATAGTTCGTCGTAAGAATGATGGGTTTCATCCGGTTGTAGCGATCAATAATGATGCTTTCAACTTTAGACGGTACCCAATCAGATTTTGAGTACTCCGCCCCAAAGTCATCAAGTAATAGCAATGGAATATTCCGCAGTTTTTGCTCAAATCTTAGATAGGCTACATTGTCGCCTTTAGACAATGTAAGCATGGTATCTAATAGATTAGGCATTGAAATCATTAGACATCCTTTACCTAACGCCATAGCTTGTTTTAGGATGCTCACCGCAATCGATGTCTTGCCGGTACCAGCTGGGCCCCTTAATATGAGGCCCTTACCAGAATCAAGATTAGCTTTCAGATTATCAGAATACTTTTTAACCACGTCATATGCTTCAGCGTTCTCTTTTGGAAAACTACCGTGTTTGCGTAACCAGTCAAAATCCATATCATAATACCGCTTCGGGATCCCGACTGCGGCATAGGTGGTATTTACGTTTGTTTGAATGACTACTGGTTTATCATATATGGGATAAAAGAACTCATTTTTTACCGTGGACTCTTTGATATTCTTTTCCCCAGTCGACGTCTTCGTCCTTTCTCGAATTTTTTCGAGACACGTCTCTAGCATTGCTGTTACATTTGCTTGCTCCAAAATCCTTTTGCACCTCCTGCTTTAGATTCCCTGCCGTGACAGTTTCAACATACTTGATACTATTGCCACCGTTATCCGCTGTGGTATTAATAGCAACAATGACTCGTTCTTTGCCATATGATTCAACTAGATCATCTAACCGCTCTTTAATAGTAGGTGATACAACTCCAATTGATTTCATATACAATTCGTAAATGGGTTTATTTTTTACTTCTTCATCTTCAAACATAGATAGAGGATTTTCATTTTCACGCGCGCGCGTATCTCTCTCTATATTATTTTCTTTTCTTTTCTTTTCTTTTATTAGTTGATTTTGTTGAACATGTGTTAAATTTTGTTGAACATGTGTTAAATTTTGTTTTTTTGCTTTGCGAGACTCTGCACTTTTAAGGCCTGCCAACCTACGTTTTTCGCGGATAGTTTCCTCTTTCACCTTTTTAAATTCAAATCTTCGAATTAAGCTTGGCGACCAAAAATATTCGTCATCACAGTCCAATAATTCGTAGTCATGAATCAACAAATAAATTAACAAAAATGAACAAAATGAACACATTGAATTTTGTTCCAACACGTGTTGATTTTTGTTGAACACTTGTTGAACACTTGTTAAAATTTGTTCATTATTCATTCTTAATTCATTATCCAGAGCAACGAATGTATATTTTTTTAGTGGCAATTTATAGTCATCTGCTGCGGCTAATTTTTCAATCAATATCCACCACCAGGCATATGAAATCATTCCTAATTCTGAAATCATAGCAGCGATTTTAGGATCATTACTCGCATTGATGTCATGACTAAAGTAGTATGATTGATTTTTCGCCATATCTATCACTCTTCACTGTCATTAAATAAATTATCCTGGGCTCGACGTCCCATAATAAACTTTATGCACTCATCGATCAAGTCTTGAACGGAGATAGCGAATGTAGAGTCTGTATATTCAACATTTAACCAGTCCGTTTTAAATTTAAATTCGTTAGGAGTGTTCATATCAGACACGATACCTTCAACACCAACCTGGTTAATAAGACCTTCAATGTCGCCATACTTAAATTTAAATGTATTTACCAAAAATGGAATTTTAAATTCTTCCAAGAATTCAAAGTTCTTTTTCACAATAGACTGCAGTTTGCTGAATGCTTGCAGAAGTTCAGGACGTGGATCATCTTTAGATTTAAGGGTAAATACATCCGTAAGACCTGTGGCAGATGGTTTTTGGTAGGCAATACTGATGTCGTTATCTTTAATTTGAATTGACTTAATAATCATAATGGGCTCCTTTCTTGTTCTACGATTACTAATTTGCCGGTAGCAGCTTGAACGGCTTGTTTAAATGTTTCTGAATCTGAGTTACTATCAGATAAATGTAGTAGTCGTATGTCTTGACACTTAGTTAGGTCCATAGATTTTAGGAATTTAATAACATTTTCTAGCGAAAAGTGAGATTGAATTAATCGTTCCATTCGTTTTTCATCCAGGTAACCGGCTTCTACATGCTGATTTAGGATTTCATAGGAATGGTTGCATTCAACCATGATATGATTCACATCTTTAAATGTGTATCGGCAATAATAGGTGTCGGTAATATATAACAGCTTCTCCTCACCGTCAGAAATCAAAAAACCAACATTAGGAACGTCGTGTTCTAATTCAAAAGGTAGAATACTAAAATTACCTATCGTAAATTGAATCTTAGGCGTAATATAAATTGCTTTATGATGCCCTGCTATATATAATGCATCTGCAGTGTCTTTTAACATATATACACGATGGCCAAGCTTTAATAGATCGTTTACGGCTTTGCTATGGTCTCCGTGTTGATGCGTGAGCAACGTACCGCATAGATGTAAAAAATTAAATCGACAATACCGTTGAATTTCTTTGAAGGATAACCCTGCATCAAGCAATAGTTCATCGCCATTTGTTGAGGTTTTTATTCGGTAGCAGTTCCCTTTGGAGCTACTACCGAATGCTTGAATGCTAATCACAATTAATCACCAAACATATTGACTACTTTGCCAGTTTCAGGATTAACGAATTCATTAGTAGGTGTAGGTTCAATATCGATTACTTCACTATTAGCGTTTTGATTAATGGTTTCAGCGACTATATCGGCCGTATCAATGACCTTTCCTTCAACATCGATAATTTCATCTGCAGTCTGTAAACCCATTGAGATTTCAGGTGCTGTAGTTCTAATTAACCATGCTGCAGCACGATAACGTAACATTTGATCCGGCATAGTTTTCCATTTAGATCCCTTTTTGTCGTACCAGCCTTCTTGCTTGGCTAATGCGATTGTTACTTCAGGGCCTGCGATAATTTCATCTGAACCCTTTTCGCGAGTGTATGCAATAATACCTTGAGAGTCTGTTCCTTTTTCGCCAGTGGGTTTGTATTTTATAGCTTCAAATCGACCACATTGATTGAATGTTGCAATTAAAAACTTTGAAGACCAGCCAGGATTTCCATATACGATATATAAATTCTGCATTACCATTAAGGGGCTAGCATTCATTCGAGTTGCCATTTCTAATGCGATAATTGCATTCCCCATATTCTGCTCGCCCTGGAATTGTTGAGGGACCAATGTGGAATGTGTAAACATCTTTGCTTGTCGTTGTAACAGTTCAAATCCTTCTGCAGATTGAAAGCCAGGTAAATTTGTATGTTGCTTTACAGCTACTTCATTTGCCATTATGTACCTCCTATGCCACGTTTTCGCATACAGCGTGGATATCTAAATTAGATAAAATATTATGAATTTCTAAACGGCCCTTTTGAGTCCACTTAGTAGTAATTTTAGAATCTAAGCGACCATCACTTCTGCAGAATGTAAAGGTTTCGGATTTAGTGAAACCTTTTGACATATGCTGCTTGTAGAGGATCCATTGATCCCCCACCTTACGTTGTAGACCAGCTTCGTGCAAAATCTTATTTAGCTCTTGAGCGCTCATGCCGTAGTCAGCGGCGATTTGTGTGATGGTCAAGCAGGATTTGCTTGAGAGGATTTTATCCACGTAATCCTTGACCGGTTTAAATTCAGCTATCTGCTGCTCTTGCTGAGCGACAATAGCTTTGGTAGCATTGTGCGATTCCACCTCATTAGCATAAGCTCTTAGAGCTTCAGGTAAGGACTTGGGAATATTCATGCTATAAGCACCAGTCTTACGAATTTGAGGAATCACTTCAGAAGTGACCCAACGTTTGAATTGTTTTGCCGTTGATAATTTGCTAGATAGTACCAGGGAATAAAGTCCGCTTTCATTAATCAAAATCGTTTCTTTATTTTGATTGCCATCAAACACCATTGCCTTTGTTCTATCTTCTTCGTCAGTGTGTCGGTTTACATCTCGACTACCGTTTTGGTACCCGAGAGTATCAGCGACATCCTTTGCAACAAACCATAATTCGTTATCTTTTTCTAAAATACGAACTTGGCCAAATGTATCATTATTAAAAATTTGTAAGTCAGTCATACCTATACCTCCTTAACGATCAGTTGAGGTGCTGATTCATCAACGATCAATTTAATTGTTTGGCTATTAACAGGAATAAAGTCAGTAACAGCTTCGGCATTATCTATAAACACCGGAGCACTAACTTTGAAATAGCTAGTCAATGCGTTTATAATATCTAAGCCTACATTAATACGTGCTGCGTTGTTCATGCTGCGGTATGGCACTCCTTTATAGGTGGTTTCACAACATTCTTCAACATTGCCATTTAACATGACGTTAAACATCTTGAATCGTGCTAATTTAAACCTTGCATTAATACTTTCTTCCAGCATATTTACCTTGGCTTTGACGAATTCATCCATCAAATAAGATGCTTCATCAAGTTTCATTTTTTCTTCGGATAATTCAGCTTGCTTTGCCTCGAGTTCAGACACACGTATATCAACACGCTTAATTTCAGCAAATTTGTTGAGTTCCTGCTCTAGCTTCATGCGTTCTGTTTTGTTGGCTGATATTTTAATCTCGAGTTCAGCAATTTCTTCCGAGTGATCCGAGTTATCTTCGTCAATCGCCATTTGCAACATAAACTCCTCAGCTTTCAAACTTGCATACTCGGAATCATCATCAAGGACTGGTGCAGTTAGTTTCTCAAGCTCTTCAGCGATAGTTCCCCTTAAGAGTTCTTTTGCTTTAATAAGAGCCTCTAACGTTTCAATAGGCTCTAAATTAGCATCACGCTTTTTGATACCTTCAATATCCTGCTCCTTCAGAGCAATAGAGCGTTCAATCTCTTCTAATTGCTTAGACTTTTTGAGATTATAATTCGCTTCTGCCTTAGCGTAAGCATCTTGAATTTGCTCTGCAGGAAGTTTTTGACCACAGGTTGGACAATGATCGTCAATATCCGCAACAAATGTTTCTGCATTAATCTGACTTCGTTGAATAGTTAATTCCCCAATTAAGTCTTGAATAAGATTAATTGTTGCTGCTGATTCATCTATACGGCGTCTGGTATCCTCAACCTTAGCGGTTAAGCGATTAATTTCAGCTACAACAGCATCATATTCATTAGATTTTATTGCGCGTTGTTTTTTATAGTCCATTTGCAATTCGGTTTCACGAGCCATAATCTTGCGTTGGACTGCTTTTAATTCAGTACGTTTATCAACGATTGAATGACCATTCTGCAATAGAGCTTTATCGTTTTCTAACTTTTCGATATCTGCATTTAAGATATCGATGTTAAGTCGCAGCACTTCCGGATTAGCAGTCACTTCAGGCTTACCTCGTAAGGCTTCATCTATACGAACTGGCAACATATCCAATTCTTTATTGATAGTGGCCTTTTTAGACGCAACCACTTTTCGATGATCGTCAACACTATGGCCAGATAAGATATCTGTTAAAATTTTTAATTCATCATGGTTTGCGATAACATCTTCATCGGATATATCACCGCACATTTCCAAAAGTAACTTACGACGATTTTGCCAGGAGTACGTTTCGTTAAAATACAATGGATTTGTAATCAACTTGAATATGCTTTCATCGACAAGAGAACTAACCATTTCTTTGTATTCTTTTTCTTTTTTAGGAACACCATCGACAAAATAATCTGTCGTATGACCTGTGAGGGTAACTTCACCACCACGAGGGGATGAGTACTTTTCACGATAGACACGTTTTAGTTCAACAGTTCCACCTTCATCCAATGTAAAGGTGCCTGTTACTTCGTGATTGACTTTATGGATAGGTTCTCCACCATCTAATGTCTTAATTTCGAAATCAGCTCTATCTAGGCTATCTTTGCCGAATAGTAACCAACATACAGAGTCAAATACAGTCGTTTTACCGGTAGCATTATCGCCACGGATTACGACATCGCCATTAATATTTATGGCAAAGGACTTTAGTCCTTTAAAATTTAGTAATTCTAATTTTGTGAGTTTCATATCATTCTCCTATACAACAGTGGCATCCACATCGATGGTGTGCGGCTCAATCTGTAATTGATTGGCCCATTGCATAACTGTCGAGTGAATTTTATTATTTTGTTTTAGCTGCGTATTCGCAAATAACTTCGCTTGCACTAAATGGTTAAATTTGGGTTGTCCTTTTCTTATCTTTTCCCCTGTGGCCAGTTCTAAGCAGGCCACAGGATTCATGTCATCATCAGTGACAACTACAATCGCCGTCTGTCCTTGCATGACACGGCCACGATAAGAGCCCACACAATTTTTTAATTGTTTTCCAACCGTCATCAAATCAGCTGCAGTCTTAGGAACCATGAAGTGCATTCCGTTCACGTCAGCCTGTAATTGAGGTTGAGCAGGCAATATTACATCTCCGTACTCTTGCTTGTTAAACAAATTGATAAGTTCATCGTGGAACTGTTTTAGCTTGAATCGCTTTTCCCATAAAACATCCTGGTATTTTGGTCCTAGTTTTACGTACATATCAACGCAATCTGCTATATCACGGATATCCTCACCAAGTAACCACCGCAATATAGCAGGTTCATCGAAGCGTTCGATTAGTTTTTGCCACATATCTCTAGAATGAGGTGTATTTAGCTTCATAGCCTTACGAAAATCGTTAGCGTTATGAAGCTTGCCAGTATATGGGCAAGCACTTTCATAGCTGCGTTGGAGTGTAAGAATAGTACGTCTGCAGTTTTCGTCACCGAATAGATTGAGGACATCAGACATAATCACACTTAATGGATCATCAACCATACACTTTCGTAATGCTCTGCTATTGGGTGATTTATACGACTGTCTAAGCGCTGCTTGAAAGTTCATACCCTTTCTTGTAGCTGTTAACACATCCTCTTCAAATGGAATATTGGTGTATCGATACATGCTATAAGCATTAGTCCAATACCCGTACTGCCTCATTAGACTCACAATACTAGGCATATCCGGTGCAGATAATTTCAAAATCATGTTGAGTAACATTGTGAAGTGATAGCCGTTTTCTTCAGTGGCGCTAGGTGACACATATATATCCTTAGCCCCATAGCTATATGTTTCTTTCAATCGTTTTTCAAACATAACTCTTAAAGCTTTAAATGTTTTATTTAAAAACTTTCGATTAAAGTCTGTCATGGCATATGAATCACCAAAGAATTTAAGCACAGGCATAATCTCGTTCTCACGAATATAATCAACAGTGAGTTCGTGGCGAACTCTAAATCTATCAATGTATGTAGCTTTACGTTTTTTAAAGTCGAATCGCAATGTTTCCGTGCACATTCCGTGGTCATTTTTTCTACCATCAAAGAAAAGCTGTATACCTTGGTATCTAATCTTTAAATCTAAAAAATATTTATAGTTGATAACTTCTACATAGGCTGTCACAGGATATACTTTCTCATCATTAATGGAATAGCAAATCTTATGATCGTAGGGATTGGATGATAGATGGCAGTTTGGACAAGTATAATATTTAGCACCAGTTACATATCCATTGTGATAGGAATACTTACGCTGCCAGCTACCGCCAAATGTAAATCCACAATCGAGATGGCAAATAGTTGTATACTCCGCACCGTAAGGAGCCTCTAGGATTACGCTATCGAACATTTTGTGAATATAGGTGCCGGATACAATCTCCACAGTGAATTCCCCCTTTAATCACCAAACATAGCGAATAGATCTTCTGTTTCCTTCTCTTCAACAGATGCAGCTTCTACCGCTGGTGCTGGTTCTTCTTTAGGTTTAGACTTTTTAGTCGTAGCCTTTGTTTTCTTGCTTTTAGTTTCAGCTTTCTCCGCCTCAGGCTCTGCCTTTTGTTTCTTAGTAGGTTCTACGATTTCATAAGCTTTTACAATCGCATTGGATGCTTTCGTGACATCCTCTGTATATGCGATACCCGCCTGGTACTCTTCAGCGTTGCCCGGGTCCATTTCAATTGCTTTATGTAATATATCTAACGACTTCTTACATATGTCTGCTTGACTTTTAAATTGTTGTTTAGCCATATTTAAGCCTCCTTCTCTGCCATGATGGATTTTAAATCTGTGATAAGATCATCCGTTAAAGAGTCGCTAGACGGACGAGTGACTCCGTGCTTGCTAAAAATTGCAAGTGCTTTTTTTGCTTTTACCCCATCTTCGCCCATCCATTCACGGAACTTCTTATAAAAAGCTTTTTTATCTACCGGTTCAGCGGCAACGTCTAATTCTGTATCTTGTTGGGGAGTTTTTACTGGAGTCGGTTCTTCGACCTTTGTTGTTTCAGCAGGTTTAACTTTTTCTTCTTTATTAAGTTTCGTCGGATTACCTTCGAAGTCTGTCACATGAATGTCTTGTTCTTGTTCTGCTTTAGCAACTTTATTTAGTGTTTCTTCTTCCGCTTCAGCTTTTCTGATTTTTACAACTTTAGGATTGACTTTAGGCGTTACCACATCTACATCGATAGTTTCACAAACTGTTGCTGTAGGCGCTTTGCTGTCATGGCAACTACCGCAGCATTGATGGTTTAAAATTTCATTCCATTCTGCGATTTTAAGTGCAAGATCTTCTGTGTCATTGAATTTAATTGTTAAGATATTTTGATTTTCCATGATAGTTTCTCCTTTTGAATTTAAACAGTAATTCATCATCAACTAATTTCCCTTCAACGATTTTAGGGATTCCAATTTCCTGGAGTTTACGAATTACGCTGCGACTTTTGGATATATAAATAGTGTTTTTTTTAATTTGTACCGCGGTCGGTTTAATTACATATGGCTCTGTTGCAAGCGCAGGCGCCACACAAATAACTTTATTGTTAACATCTATACCAACCTTGAAATACTCAGGACCTTTTAATTTTCTGTAAGCCGGCATTGAAAGCTTGATATAGCTATTTGTAGTCACTATCGCTACCTTTTGTAATGATTCGTGTTTGCCCCTGTTATCTGCAAAGAAATTAAAATCAAATGCATTTACAGCAGGTTTAGATTTTATTGCTTTTATTTCAGGCATTTTATCTCCTTATCTGGTATAATTTATATAGGATATTTTTATCTTTGCCCTTTACGCATTGCCGTGCGTGAGGGCATTTTTACTTTTACGGCGAACATGTTCATCGTGGCAATGCTTGCACACTCTAATCGCCTTACGATTTATCCCGTCATAAATGTAGTTATAAGTGTGTGGAATTAACCTAACTCCACACTTAGCACATGTAACTCGTTTCATGTATCACCTACTAAATCATCATTAATACGAATATGCTACTAATTAATGCACACACACTCATGACCAATGCAACGAAGAACAGTGCCTGTATGATGGATTGCATATCATTCACTCCTTTCAATAAATGCTGTATATAACAACAAGATTAACGATCCGATGAATCCCAAATATAAGGCTGCGTCTGGAACATCATATCCTTGAATGTCGGACCCTTCCAAAATAAACACCATGCAAGCTGCTAGTGCAATTAAAAATATTTTCATACCTATTCCCCTATTCTTGCTTGGCATCGTTTTCCTAGCCATGCATTAAACGAATCTAAATGAATCAATCGTTTGCCACCCCGGGCCCCTATCTTCATCGACGGAAAATCAAAGTCAGCCGCCCATTGGCGGATCATATCTTGAGGGACACTTGCTAATTCAGCAGCTTCAGCGACTGTTATGCATAATTTATTCCTGTCCACAGTAATCCTCCTTTATATCCTTTTATAGATGTTCATAAAATTTTCATGAATATTTTGTGTATTCTTAAACAATTATTTGTATAATCACCTTAGAAGGGAGGTGATTGTATGGGTAAGAATCAACATGTTGTACCATCAAAAAGTGGCGGTTGGAATGTCAAAGGCGCCGGAAATTCTAAAGCAACCAAACACTTTGACACAAAGAAACCAGCAACTGATTACGCGCGCAAGATTAGTCACAATCAAGGTAGTGAATTAGTTATTCACAATAAAGATGGACGGATAGCCCAAAAGGACAGTCACGGACATGATCCACACCCACCAAAAGGCTAGTTATAATTAGGAGTTAATACGGCGATATAGTTTGGCGCAGGATCGACATCATCTTCAGTGATAACCGCAACTACTGTATCGTCGTCTTCTCTCTTTATAACAATCTTTGTGTATTGATTTGTGTTCAAAATACTATTTGTCTTCATTTTTTCTCCTTTACGGTAAAACCGTAATAAACTATAAAAAAATAATATCATCATAAGCGACATTGAATACCTGTTCTATCTTAGATATATTTGGTACGTCTGGATAAGATCGCTTGCGCTCCCAATTTCCCCAAGTCTCAGTAGATACGCCTATTTCTTTTGCGGCCTGAGCTTGTGTCCAAGACTTGGATGCGCGGAGCATTCTAAGTGTATACTTCATAAATTACCTCCTTTCTTATTAACATCACTTATTATCATGACTAGAGTATACTACGGTTTTACCGTAATGTCTATTAAATTTCCGTAAATTATCGTAAAATTTTAGTTTAAATATTGAATTTATTACGGAAATATCGTATTATGTTATTAATTATTATGAATTTATTATAGAGAGGAAATTTGAGATGAGTGATTTAGGCAATAAGGAAATTATGGCGCAAAATCTCCAAAGGCTAATGGATAGTCGCGGAATAGACAGAAATAAACTATGTGCTGATTTAGGGTTTAAATACACTACTTTAACAGATTGGTTGAAAGGCAATACATACCCAAGAATAGATAAAATTGAAATGATGGCAAACTATTTTCACGTGCCAAAATCGGAATTAGTAGAAAGGCAAGATAAAACCGAAGAGGAATATTACCTAGATAAAGAAGCTGCTGAATTCGCTGAGTACTTGCGCACACGCCCAGGGGCTCGTATGCTATTTTCTGCAGCAAAAGATATTAGTAAGGAGGATATGGAGAAAGCAGTTGAATATATAGAACTATTAAAATTAAAAAATAAATAGTATATAAGGGAGAGTGTTAATTTGGTAGTTAATGTAATTTACTGTGATTTACCACATGCCAACGCTGTGTCGGAGGAATGTGAAGATGTGGATACCCATAATATCTACATAAATAAAAATCTCCCCCATGATCGCATGAGGGAGGAAATCAAACATGAACTAATTCATATTATTAATGATGACTTTTATTTGGATAAACACGTGGACCTTATTGAACAGATGGTTCGTAGGTCTCACGTTGACGACTCCGAATTGGAAAATATAGCTTTCTACCACCATTATTTATCGGCGTTATAAGGGAATATATAAAGGGAGATTTAAAAATGAAAAAAATTTTGTTAATTACTGCTATGTTTGCCTTAGTTACCGTAACCGGCTTTGCTAGAACTGAAGTGTCTCATGATGAATTTAAGGCTTTAGACGGCCCTAAAGTATTAGTTCATTATGATGATGGAAGCACTGAGTTATTAGAAGAACAAGAATATCTTGAACGCACTATTAGTATGACACAAGAAGAAATGGACGACTTACACAAAGTCGACGAAGGTACTAAGAAAGCACTAGCAAACCGACAAGCTGATATCGAGATACTCCGAACTTATCCTGGAGAGGTTCAGCAAGAACCCCCTAAGAAAGAAAAGAAAAAACATTGGTATGACGATGTATTAGAGTCACTATTTTAATACACGCACAAAAACCAATATGTAAATCCGAAAAAATTATATATACCAGAGGGAGGTTTTGTATGGATTTAAAAAAGTCAGAAAACAAAGGGGTTTTATTGTCGAAAATAACGGAGCTTGCCAGTAACATAAGTGCGTTTTTAAAAAACATACTAGGTTCAGATCAACACAAGGCTGCCTTGCTCTATTATTGGCTACGTAATTATTTAAGATATATAAAACAGGAAGAAACTTTTGATCCAAAGTATTTTCCTCAATTTAAACCTGGAGATATAGTTAAAGTAGACTTAGGCTTTGGGATAGGGTCTGAGTTCGGGGGTCTTCATTATGCGATAGTACTTGCACCTAGTAATTCTAAAAGCAGCACAGTCACAGTTGTCCCTCTGCGGTCTTTGAAGCCAGGCAAAGAGAGTTCCAAAATACTATATAAAACAGATGTTTATTTGGGAACAGAATTATTTACAGTTCTACTGGATAGGTCCGGAAAGATGTTAGACAAATGCGAAGAGTACGTGAAGGAATTCGAAAATACTGACAAAAAGACGTTAACGGCTAATGATGTTAAACGCTTTGAAAAACAGTTAGCTGAAGCCAAAGACCTACTTGCTAAGCACGATATAATCATGAAAGAAGTGTCACGGTTAAATGCAGGCACCGTTGCCATTGTCTCTCAAATAAGGACTATAAGTAAAATACGCATACAAAATCCTAGATATCATAAAGATGCACTTTATAATATGCGAGTAGATAAACATGTGACTGATAAAATTCGAGCAGTTATAAAAGAGTTATACAATATAAAGTAAACCTGTAATAAAGATAAAAACTGTTGATTTTTTTTTACATCCATTCTATAATATAAGAACAAAGGGGTTTAGCCCCAAACTAAAATCATTATAAGCGGTTTAGCCGCAACTAAAGATGAGGCCTTGTTCTTATGGAACAAGGCCTCATCTTTTTATTAATTATTATAAGGATTAAAAATATGTCTAAAAAACGACCCGATGGCCGCTACCAAGTATCGAAAATGATAAATGGTAAGCGTAAATACTTTTATGGCAACACAAAGAAAGCTGCTACGGAAGCTATGGAGAAATATGTAAATGCTAATCAATCATGTGCCAATTTCGATGACACTATCTCATTAAATACCTGGATTAATATATGGCTACAATTAAAAGAAAAGAGTATAACACCAGCTACCTATCAAAGTTATACAGGCATCATAAATCGTTATATTCGAGAAAAAATTGGCGGTGTAAAGCTAGCTGAGATTAAACCAAATACATTACGCTATGTATTTGAATCTATGGATGGCTTATCCTCTCGAACCATATCATATACCATGACAATACTGAGCTCGATATTAGAACAAGCTGTAAAGGATGATATCATCCCCAAAAATTACATGCGTAACCTAGATAGGCCAAAGCAGGTTAAAGTTCGTCATATGGTAACGCTAACTGCAGATGAAGTTAAGGTTTTCTTATCTAATATATCTAATTCTGAACATCATGCATTATTTAAATTAGCATTTGCAACTGGTATGCGGCGATCTGAATTGTTAGGCCTAAGATGGTCTGATATCGACTTTAAGAAATTAACTATATCAATTTCGCAAACAGCACTCAAAATAGGATCAACTGCAGTTATATCAAATACGACTAAAACTACATCATCTAAAAGGATAATAGCCATTGATATGGATACACTCCAGGAACTTGCAAAGCATAAAACAGTCATCGATAAGCGCAGGATCAAGACGATGAATTGGATTAATAATAATTTAGTATTTCCTGGCATTAAAGGTGCTCCTCGCTGCCCTGATGAAGTTAGTAAGTTATGTAAGAAATACGCCAATTTAATCGGCAAGCCAACTTTTACTATGCACGGTACAAGACATACCCACGCCACACTTCTCATTGAAAATGGAGCAAATATGAAAGCCATACAAGAGCGCCTAGGCCATGCTTCGTTTCAAGAAACAATGGATACCTACTCACACGTCACTCCTAAAATGGAGGATGACCTTGTGGAACGCCTCTCTAAAATATTCTGA